TTTACTTGGTCGAGTAGCGTATATATACTTGATAACTCTATAGGTTGGTTTATATTCCATTTAGTTATATTGAATGCATCCTTTAGTAAGTCAGTACAAGTTAGTAATACGTCTCTACCTAAGTAGTTAGGTCTTATTATTACTTCAAAATTAACTCCTATATTTACGACAAATGCATCTTTTATATTAATTGCATCTGTTAATAACATATACTGAGATAGATATGTTTTTATATTCTGTTTTAAACTAGTTGTTGATGTTACTAAGTTTTTATTGTTATTATACGCTAGAGTATATATTGATAGTGATAGCGGGTTACTATCCACAATGCTATCTGTTGTTGAGTTTGGATTTGTTAACTGATCCTGCGCTATGTATACTTTTGCTATTGATCCGTACTTAGGCGGTAACGATAGTGCTCTAACTGTATAATCTTGAAGTGTTACAGCTCTTGATTGTTCATTAAACGCTCTTAGTGAATTTTGTCTTAATTCATCTATAGTATCACCATCCTTACCTCCTGTTGCTGCAACTAAGTTATTAAATGTTAATGAATTTGTTGGATCTGTAAAGGTATTTCCATACCCTACTATATTTGTAATTGTATTTGCAGGTACATTTGCTTGAACACCTCCACCAGCTAGGTACCTTATCTGCAGTGTTGTGTTTGATGGAGCTAGTCCATATGTTTGTGTATTTAAAAAGTTTGAAGGATCGTATGCATAATCAATTCTAGAAATTCCTTGATTTGATCCAAATCCTACATTAGTGGGATCCGGTGTTAGTATTTCATCACTTTGACCTGTTATTCCTGCTCCGAATTGTATTTGCAATTCTCCTGTCGATGTATATCTTGTAACAAATCTCCTAGGTACTCTCTGTAAGGTTAGTACGTATGGTACTATTGATGAATCAGGTGATGCACCATTACTTAGGTCTAGAAAGATTGTATCTTGTCCTAAAAAAGGAACCTCATACCAAGTATTACCTGCACCATTGTTATCAATTATTGATTTTATTCCTATAATATTTGCATCCGAGATTGTTATTGTTTTGAATTTTTCTACCGAGCTAATCGTTTGTGTAATTGTTTTTACTTCTCCTGAGATTGCTTTTGCTGTTTTTATTAACCTAAATTGAGCTGGTTCTCCACCTATGCTTAGGCTTTCAACTACTACTGTTGTTGGGTCATAAGAACTAGAGAATGTAAAATCAATCGGTTTATCTATATAGAATTTTATCTGCCCTGTTGAGTTAGATGATAGTTGTGTACCTCCTGGTATTTGTAGTGCTTGACTCCAATTTGGTTGTCCGGTTGTTGTTGCATCTACTAGGTGAGATACTTCCATATCTACCTCAGAAACTGTTGTTACCTTTGGTCTATACCCCATCATATATGCTAAGTTATACAGATTTGTTGGGTTTTTTGCGTATTGTAGGTATGTTTCCTGTAGTTGCATATCTTGGTAGAATGATAAAATATCTCCTACATAAGCAGCCATCTCCATAAACATCATACCTGGAGATGTAGGGGTAAAGTCGTTGTATGTATTAGGGAAATAGTTTTTAGCGTAGTTTATTAACTCACTTCTAAAATCTGTAAAATCCCTGTTAATGTATTTTATATCTCTATCTTGACTCATTATTGCTGGAAATTAATTACTAATTCATCTGATATATTTGTCATATTCACGCTATACGCAATAGCTAGTGTAAATGTATATGTATCTGGTGAAAGGTTAGTTGTTAGGTTGTTTATTGTTATATTTGGAAACCAAGTTGCAATACCCGATCTCACAACAGACTCTACTTCACCTTGCTTATCTTGAGTTGCTTGATCAAATAATATAGGTCTTAGACCTGCTCCTAAATTTGGATTAAGAAATCTCTCAGATTGCCCTGTTAGTAAGTAGTTAATTAAATTTGATTTTAATGCTTCTTGTGTTGTGTAGGTTGTATTAAATACTTGGTTGGAGCTGAATGGTAATCCAACTCCTACACCTACACTTGGTTGTAGATCTAACGGGTTTATTTGCTGTACTTCAAATGCCATTATCCTCCGAATCTTTCTTTATCCTTCTCTTGTGATGCTTTAAATACTGCTGCTGCATTTTTAACAAAATCAAACTGCGATATATCTAATCCCGGTTCTGGTCTTGCAAAACTTTCTTCCATCATTACTGGATTCATTCCTAATCCTGGTGCTTGAACAAATTGTGACATATCTTGATAATGTCCAGCATTTGGATCTTGTCTCATACTTGCTTTTGTCTCTTCTAGTAAATCCATAATAGGATCTCCTGTTGAAATTCTAGTTCTTTGTACTGGTGGAGTATATGGTTCATATTTTGTTACTTTAGTAACTTGCTTTTTAGGTGCTTCTGTTAATACATCTGCTAACTCCTCTCTAAGTACTTCTCTTACTGCTTCTTTTATTAATTTCTTAAAAACATCTAACTTCATATTAATAAATAGTTATATTATGGTAATTGATTATCTATTCTAAATTTAATTTCATCAAGGAGTACTTTTGTATCTGAGCTGAATGATGATGGTCCGTATAATACAATTACTCCTGCTCTATCTTTCGCAATTGCATATCTCCTTGGTGCAATGGATGGTGAATTCGGATCATCTACTATTGCTAGTTCATATCCTTTATAGTAATAGTCTGGATCTTGTGGGGTTCCTTCTGAACCTGTATTTTCTGGGGGTTGAGCAGATGCTACTATCTGATTTAATTCTGTAGAATCTCTACTACATCCTTGAATTGCTAAATCAATTGCTTCTAATCTTCTCTTTAATCCTCCCAGTGTGACTGATACAGTATTGATTACTCCTAAAATTCCTGCTTTATCTGCTTCTAAAGAATCTAGTAATTTATTTAGTTTAATTAATCTATCACTTAGTCTAGTTAATGCAGAAAATTTTACTCCTATTACAACTCCTCCTGATTGTCCTGGTATAACTTTAAATACAGTAGGTTTTGGTATTCTTTTAATAATTGAAATACCTATCTTAGCAGCTCTAATAGCTTTATCTAACTTACTTGCTACACTTCTTAGTTTCTGGATTCTTCTTTCTAATGCATTTATATTTTTTAATAAATTATTCTTTATTCTTATAATTTTCTGAATCTCTTTTGCGTTTGGGCATTGATTTGAGAATTTTGAAAGTATATTTAATACTTGACCTTCTATCTGACTTACTAGTTTCCCTTGTATAGATCCTATTTGTCTTGCTATAATTCCTGATAATTTAGGTAGTGCCATTATTCTACAAATACTTTTTTAGATTTAAACAACTTAAATTGTGTCTTTAATGCTTTTACTGTAGATTTTAGGTACGGTCCTGTTGAGTTTAACTGTGTTACCGGTCCTGCTCCTACAGCAGATGCACTACTCATTGATGTTGCGACAATATCTAAGGCGTTTAATAAAGTGTTTAACCAGTTTTCTAACTGTTTTCCTAGTACGGCTGGTTGTTCTACACTAGCAGTTGCTGTTCTTGCTTTTTTCCCTAGGTATATTTTCTTAGCATCTACACAAAAGTAATCTGTTGCATCTAGATTTATACTGTTTGCATTCAGTCCAATTGACTGTTTTGCAGATATAAAAGCACTTTCTTCTTTTGCGTTAAAATATAACCTTCCTCCATTAACAATTACTTGATTTCCTTTGAATTGATCTGAGGTAGTTGGGACTTTCTTATAAGAATCTCTTTTTTTATTTGCAGTAGCTAATGGTACTTTATGATTTGATAAGAAGTATATTGAGTTAGCATCTTTATTTATATCTTCAGTAATATAGTCTAATCCATTATCTGTTTTTATTTGTCCATTACTAATTAAGGTAAACGGCTGAGTATTGTTACTACTATCTGTTATAGTATTATACTTTGACTTATTACCTCCAAACCTAATAGACTGCCCTAATCTTCCTTGTAAAATAGTATCTCCTGGGTATGGGTATAGTGGATTTATGTCAGATAATTCAACTACTCCTGAGCCTATTGGGTTGTTGTAATCAACTCTTTGCTGTGGTAATGCGTTATGGTGTGGTGTTCCCCAAACATTGACTGCTCCTAAATTTATGTAATACTTTGTTTGATTTTGATCAGTTACTTGTGAATTTGGCTCAGGTGCATCAATAAGAATTACCATTTCGTTTACAACTGGGTATTGCTGTATATTTGAGAATAACGGTTGTGCATATCCTAAATTAGCATCACTATCGTTTCCTTCTGTTATCAGTTTATATCTGATTCCGCCTATAGGTAACGGTACTCCGTTACTATCAGTAATGCTTACTGTATCATCTAATACGATAGTATCAACTCTACCAAAAGTTAGTTGATCTCCAGTAGGTGTATTACCTGCTCCACTACTTTGTACGGTTTGAAATTTTGAACCTAAGAAGTAATTATTATTCACTTTACTCTTTATCTAATCCTTTTCCTAATTCTTCACTCTGTTCCATCAGTTTAGCTAGTTCTTCTGGGTTAAAGAAGTCTGTTTCTGCAGATTTACCTCCTCCTTCCATTCTCTGAACTATAGCAAGCATTTTAATAAGATGCTCATCATTTTTAACTCCTACTTCAAGGTATTCCTTAATCATAGGAACTACAAGTGTTGCATCTCCTACATCACTAACTAAAGGCTTTAACTCACCAATAAGGGCATTAATCTGCAATTCTTTTCTTTTAGAGTTATCATATACCTCCTTTAGTACATCAGATACTGTCTTTTTACCGAATATTACTGTTTCTAATCCCATACTCTATTTATTTAATAAATATTAGGTAAGATTATATTCTACTACAATACCACTATCTATATAATTCTTTTGCATAAATATAAACTCATCTCTTAGTTTATTAATAACTCTA